TGACACATCCTAGTAGTTTAAGTTGTAGCTTCTCTACTTGTGGTTTCATCAGCCGTTGCGTGACTGTGAATCCTGATGGTGTAGTCCAACTGATCTCAGTTGCACCAGCTTTGATAAGCTCAGCTACAGTAGACTCAATCCATTTCATGACAGCCATGGGTCCAGGTACGACCTCATCCATAGCTTGCCTAACAGCAGACACAATCTTAGTAAGTGTGTCCTTGTCCACTTCTATGTTCTTTTCTTTGAGTGCATCCTTGATGTAACCTCTGTTGCTAAATGGTTTAGCGTTGTAAGGTACGGTCATAACTGTACGCTTTGTACACTTACGATCCCAGACATCATGTAGACACTCAGGAATGTTAGGCTTACTAGCCTCAGCAATTACTTTGTATGCGTCTTGTGGTCTTTCACTAGGTAAGACATTAACGAGCTTAGCTGTTGACGCATCTCTAGCAAGGCCAGCCAGAATCTGCAGACCAGAGCAGGTCGCATCAACAGCAATAGGCAGACCAGTGTGATGTCTATCACAACTAATGACACAAGCATAGTACTCCTCACAAGCAGCTAGGAATTGCCAAGGTTCATCAGCACTCTCCCATTCATGTAAGTAATCAAGAGGTTCAGTTGCGATCTTTGTAATCAGTTCGTGGTTATCTTCTGTCCACTTGATACGTTCCTTCATGGGAGCTTTATCAAGACCACGTTGAGTTGCAACGTGAAACTTTAACCAGTCAACTGCTGTTTCATCTACAAAACTTTCTTCGTAGAAACGTAGTAGTGACTTACCAAAGTCTGTGTCTTGTGGTGTTAGAAACGCAGCTACTGGGTACGTCCTTCCACGGTAGTCAAACGACCACGGTAGATAGAACTTATCGTAGACCTCAAACCTACGCACACACTCCATTGTCATGCGTGTCCTTACACACTTCTGTGTATGTAATCGGTTTGCGTTCTCTACATCCCTGCGCTTACGTTTGTAATCACGCTTAGCTTCTTCGTTCGTATCGATGTCGAGTGGTTTGTTAGGTATATCTTGGATGTCTGTTTCTGGTATGAATTTACCAACAGTACGTCCACGTTGTTCTAATTCCTTTGCGACATCAACGACGAACTTGTTCAGGGTGAATGCCGTCTTCTGAATCTTGTTCAAGAAGCGGTAGGTCTCTCCTCCCTGTATAGATGGGGACCCTCGTCTAACCATGTCGTGGTCTCGCATTACCTCGTTTGAAAGGTACCCACCAGCTGTGTCCTCAGTCCAATCGTTGGGTGGGATCAGCATAGGCCACGTTAAGAACGCATGGTCTTGCAGCTCCTTGAATAGCTGGTCCTTTGCATCAGCAAAGTAAGCAGTAGGTATGACATGAGTAATCCTTTTCCTACCGTTGCTGATGATAACAGTTTCAAATAAGTTAGGTTCTTGACGCATGATGCAATCAAGCAGCCAGTTACCTAACCTCACACGTGCACTGGCGTGCCACTTCTTCCAATGATAACCACTACGTTCAAGTACAATACGTGCATCCTTGTAGCGTTGGTGTGTACCAGCAGCAGCGTGCCAGTACTTCTTCACAACGTAATCCATCAATCCAGGTGCAGCACGTTCATAGAAACGTATCTGACACTCTTGCTCAATGGCTGTGCCAACGGCTTCCTGTATCTTGACTAGTTTAGTTGCACCATCAACAAGGCTGAACACTTTGTCAAACACCACCTTCAGTGCGATACCAGCACATGCTAGGTCCTCGATGTTATCGAGATACCTTGCGATCTCAACAAAGTACTGACCGTTACCACGTCCTAGTTTGTACTCACGCTCACGTTGGATTGTGTCACACACAGCAGGTAAGTATGCACTCATGAATGACTGAGAAGTCACAAGAGATGAAGCATACTCACGTGCCAGCGCTTTGTCCTCTTGCTTGCGTATCTTAGCAGCTCCTTGTGCTAGTGCATCACGCTCTAGCTGCCACTGTTGTTCAATCTCAGCCTCTGTAATCATACGCAATCATAACCCATAAGTTGTTCTTCATCGTCAACAAGTTGATCAATGATCAGTGATACTAATTCATCACGATGTGGATGGTTGTTGATCTCACTAACAAGGTTGATCACAAGTTTGTCAAAGGTGGAATCACTCATCGTCATAGTCATCGTCATCATCAAAGGGTGCGTCGTAAATGTGATGCACGGCGTCGTGCGTTGCAATGGCGATCTCGTAGTCGCCTGCCTCCATGAGCTTGGAGACTCTACGTTTAGCGTACTCAGCTAATTGATACACATACTCTTTAACTTTGTATGTGTCCACGTGTCTGGCACGTATGACACACTCTACACCATCAGGCAGCTCCCAGCCACCTACTCTCCACTCCATGAACTCTTCATAAGAGACAGAAGGGAACATGTCAGATGGTGCCTTGCGTAACTCACGCAGGTTGTTTGGAAAGTATTTATTTTTTGGTTTGTTGTTTGACATTTGTTGGGATAACGTCCTTGAGTGTTGCGTCCATGTCCTTGGACAACTCAAAGGCAAGCCATGCTGCTTCCTCTAGGTCGGCGGCAAGCACATACACTGTCTCGCCACTAGACATGGTGATCTCATACTCTGTCATGGTGCGTCCTTGAGTTTCGTGACTGTGAACAATCGATGCGGTCCAGGCGATGGATGAGATACAAGAGCTGTCTTTGTGTAAGTAAACCTTTGTTAAAGTCGCTCATGTAAGTGTTACTTAGTGAGTCGATTGTTCGTGCGTCCATAATATTTAGAGGTGATACGGTTACTGCGTTGGTAGACAGTTGCAGTTGCAAACAACCCGACCATGCCAATGATGGCAAGAATGATGTTAGTTTCAGACCAGATCATTAGTTAACCTCCCGAATGTCAACGTATGCGTTTGGTCTACATTGACACCAGAACTCTAATGCATCATATGCATCATCTTCAGTGTCATAGTATCCGAGTGATTGCTCGAATCCATCATCAGTGAGTGAATAGATTTCAAACATGATTAGATAACCTCCATTGAATTGTATGCCAGCTCATCTTCTGCGTCCTGTTGATAGAACGCAGTGCCAACACATAACTGCTCACAGAATGACAGGTACTCTTGCCAGTTATGCAACTCATAAGGTCCATATGTCATGGACCAGTTGAATGGATTAAGTGCAGCGTCAAGCATTAGTTTGATTCTTCGTTTGGGTTGTAAGGTTCAGCCATGAGTTGATCAAGGTATACATCAAACGCAGGTGTGTCCTTGCCGCTTGATGCACACCCAACCAACATGACTGCAAGGATGAGTGTAATGTAACGCATCACCAGTTACCCTCGACAGTGTTGACGATCTCATCAGCGCGCAGCTCTACATACATCCAGATGGCGTACTCGATGAGCTGTTGCATCGTCCAGAACTTATCATCATCACTGAGTTGTTCAGCAATGTATGACATAGCAGACTGTCCGAAGTTGTCATCACAGAAACCATCAAGGTAATCCATGATTACATCCTCGTGCTTGTCCCAGCAATCACGTAACTCGGATGAGTAGATGAAGCCGGACACACCACCGGACATGCCGTGGCTTTGGATGTCACGCAGCTCATCAAGTGTGAACTCGTGGTCAAGGATGAAGTACAGTTGTTGTGCAGTAATAGACATGAGGTAGTCTGTGTGAATGGGTGGGTCCATGAAGTGAACCCAATGCAACCAGCGCCTGACTCGACAGGCATGCACGGCTGGCCGTGACTGGTGCGTGGCATGATCATACAACGCGTGTGCCTCCGCTGTGTGTGTGTGATGTTCCGCGATGGCGTAGCAGCTGGATGGGTTGCATCCATGTCTCTGCTTCGGGTGTACTACAACCCTGGCTCCGTCTTGTGACGCCAACAGTACTATGCAGTTGTCTAGGTGCTTGGGTTGGTCGTCAGATCAACGACCTTGACGCCATACTAGGCGGTGGTCAGGCAGCCGTCAAGGTGGACAGCTGCCAAGGTGGATCAGCCAGCGATGGCGGCACGGAACAGGTCAGCACCTTGCCAGTTGAGGCGAACCCGGTCGCTGTTGAGCAGGTTCTTGTTTAACAAAGTCGGCTTTGTGGACAGCAAAATTATCAGGCGCAACCTCTTGCTCGGTAATGGCGTTACCTAGAGCGGCATACAACCTTTTGGCGTTTTCTGGTGTGAGGTGGAGGTACCTGCCATCGCGGTTGATCACAACGTAGCCCCCAGTAGGGGAGTGCTCGTCGACGGAATCTCCGCTAGAGATCCAGAGGCTTAGCGAGTCGAGGTCGATGATCAGATCGCCCCATTCGTTGAATTCGAGAATCATGGTGTTAGGTGGTGGTGTGTCCTTACAGTGGTGGAAGACTAACGCCGAGATCTATTCCTAGGTCCCGTATATAATCCTCGAGATGGTCAAAGAGACATTCATAAGTGTCTGCCTCATCGTCAGTCATTAGAGAAGACAGAGCCTCCCTAATCTGCAGGGCTCGATTGAGCCTTTGTTGTGCGTCCATGAGGTGTGGCTGTGGATGATTGTCGAACCTGAAGGGGCACCGGCTCGATGTGTTAAGCATGGCACAGAATCCTGAAGGTGCACCGGATGGTGTGCCAGTTTGTGATGTGTCCCGTTCAGCTCCGGCTCATCCGGTTTACTAAGGACAAAGGGGGCGCCGGATCAGTGAGGCAGCGGCCTCCTGTCCGACTTGTTCACACTATGGCACCTGTTCGCCGTGTTGTCAGCACTCAGTGGACAGTACGGCAACCGGCCGACAGATCGCTAGAGATCGAGACAAGCGAGTACACCACATCTAGCGTGCGCGGTAGTTTGATCACGCTAGATACCGTGCCCAACTGGTCCAACTATAAATAGTTGAGCCGATTTGAGGGGGTGGCCATGGGGGTTGCGGCCCGGCCACCACGTAATATCAGCTTTCAAACATTTTTGTCATTTTTTTACGCTCTGGCATACGGATAACAACATCATGAATAGATTGTTCTACATCCATAACCTGCAACACGTACGCATCAGGACCAACCTGCATACCACCAACGACACAAAGACCAAGAATAACATTACACATCATGACCACATAGCCTCATAAACAACAGGGAAAGCCTCTTTAATCAACTCTTTACAAGCATCAGCAATATCTTTGTGTTCTTTTTGCGTACCATTAGCACACCTAAGGTCACAATAATGCAACCAAGACCGTAACGTACCATTCATATAAAGTTTAGTAGGAGTACAGAGAGGTAATACATCTCTTGCACATTCTTTTGCTACTCCTGCTGCTAACATCTCCTCATATAACTTATAAGACATATCAAATAAAGACTGTTGTTTAATTTGAAAGTCTTGGACTGTATATAGGTCCATGTTATCAATACTATTTTGTCTATTTGTCTTATCTTGTCTACGAATATCTGTCGGTAATGCTCTATCTGTTTTACCATACCGTTGACTAAATTCTTGAAAACTAAATGATCTATGTCGTAGAATTTGAGCAGCAACACTTCGGGTTGTCTTTATTTCTACACACATATTAACCATTTCAAATGGAGACCAATGTTTATGTGTTATAAGGTATTTAATTAACTTACTGTAAGAAGGGTTGTCTTGGTTATTTGGATTGGACACCCGTGCCATGTAAGCTATCAATTGTTCTCCGTCTGGAGTCGAGTGAATTAAGGATACGTTGTTCATTCGTATAAGGTGGGTTTTGAATGAGTTGTTTGTAGTCATTGATATAAGGTGGAAACCAATGACTTATGTTAATACATTGAGACCAGTTAGCAGGATTCATACACCCTACTAATAGTACTGTAATTAATTTATATATGTAATTAATTATATCCATAACATATAAGTTATATATGTACTTAAAGTATGTCCATTCACACGTTCATTTCACTCCACACATAAATGTGTGTCGTTCATTCACTTAGGACATAAGTAAAGGGGAAGGTTTTGATGTCTTCCCCAATTACAGGTTCGAGTCCACCCTTCTCTCCCCTGTATAGATGGGGACCCTGCCTAAACCCAGTTGTGGACTGATGTCTTATTTCGCGCCTGTCGGCGCTGTTCAGCGTTCATTCCAAACACCAAATGGTTAGCAGATTGTTGTGGATCATCAATCATTGATTGAAGTAAATCATTCCACTCTTCTAGTTGTCGTTGTTTAACTGCAGCTTTTTCAGAGATACCCATGGCATCTGTAAAATACTTAACACCTTGAGCTAAACAATCTAATCTGTCGTCATGTTTAACTGCTGCTTTCATACGACACATACGACTCATTTGATAAAAGAGCATGTAGAGGAGTCTATTTTCTGGAGCTTCATCTGGGTTGGACTTATAATCCCACTCGATGACTTTACGATCAACCACAAGGCGGTGTTGATTAAGAACAGGCTCAAGGGAATCAATAATACGATCTTCTTTCCTGACTGTTGCACGTACTTCTTCTACTCCAATATTTTGTTTAGTGTTTTGCATGTGTTTTCTAAACAACTCTGCAACGATACCATCACCAAAGTTTGTTTCAATTACAAGAGATGACACGTTATATTTTTTACACCCACTTAAAATGTCAAGTAACGTTTCGTCTGAGTATCCAGATCTATAAGCTCGCATTTCATGCAAGTACAAAAAACCATTACGCTGGGAGATATAAGCTGCTGTTGTCTCATCTGTGCCTCTACCCGATGGGTCAACTGAGCAGATTGTCTCTTGGTAAGGGTGCCATTCCCCTTGGATGCACATTGGACTGTAGAAATGATCTCCAGGTAATCCAACAGTCGGGAGTTCTTTGATGACGTTACTTGGGTCGCTGCACCAGACAATACTATCAGGAGCTGTGGTAGGGTTGACGCTAGTGACAATAAGATCAGCCATTTTGAGAGGGAATTTTTCAGCATCGCTAAGTGTCGTATCTAACATGAACTGGAGCATGAAGTTCGACCGTCCCATGGACGCTTCACGCTCAATTAGATCCTCGTGGTCAAATCGATCAGGATCTGTTACTGTCCAAGGTTCTGCACCTTGTTCAATGTCCTCCATCAGAGAAGGCGCTAGAAGGCCCTCGTAACCCTTAATGGACCTTGGGTACCTAGCAGGCCAAACAAAGGGCTTGTAGGCCCTCTCAGCTAGCTTACGGTAGACTGTAAAGGTTGTTTGTGGAGTCCCTAGGAACATAATACGTGAATCGTCCTTTGGTGTAAGAATAGATTCAGCTTCTGTACACAACTGAAGGAGTTTTTCCCTCATCAATTCTGTCATTGAGTTACCAGGGACTTCAATGTCATCAAGAATCATCAGGTCAGCACGACTACCAGTCAACTGACCGGTAATACCTACCGATTTGACAGACGGTGCTTGGTGTGGAGAGCAAGCAACATCAAAGCTAATACGGCTCCAGCGAGCGTCATCATTTTTAGGTCTCAGGTGGGTTAGCCAAGGTGTTTCAATAATAAGCTTCTGAAGGAAGATAGACATGTTGTCTGCTCGTTCTTTAGAAGCAGAAATGATCATGATTTTCTTTTCAGGATCATTAAAGAGAGTCCAAAGTACAAACGCTCCAGTAATCCAAGACTTACCGACACCACGGAAGGCTTGAATTTGGAGTCGTTTAGGACCATTTTGTAAATAGTCTGCAATGGCATATTGTGCGCGTGTAGGAGAGGGAAGTTCAAGTTGTCCCCACAAAGCTTGAAGGAACAACCTGAAATCATCTTGTAGTGATTTAACTACGGAGACACCCTCAGACGGCGCTGTACGGCGTCTACGTGGCATGTTGTGTGTGTTTGTATGGTTAACGGTTTAGACCGGTGTTCCAGGCGCTGTTAGGGTGCGCTTTTTTCATCATTTCGCTAAAGATAAAACGTTCTTCTTCTTCAAGCACTTCTTTAAACATACGCATAAATTCCATACGTTGTTGTATACCCGTTTTGCCTTCATCAAAACTCATTTTAAAATTTTGAAGAGACTTACCCGTCATTGCTTGAAAAGCTTTATCAAGACGTTTGTGTAAAACAGTGTGAATAGAATCTGGCAATTGACGTAAATTAGCAATGTGATTACCCGAATAAATTCCCAAATCTTTTTGCACTTTATTGATAAAACTCTTACGTTGTTTATCTGTTAACCCGTTAGTAACTTCATCCATTAATTTAAGTGGATTCCAATGATAAGCGTGTGAACCTTCAGGTGTTCCAAGATAAAAACCTTGGTCACCTTCAGGTGTCAAACGTTCTTCACGTTCAAGACGGGTCGTCATTCCACGTTGTTTTGGCCTAAGCATTTCTTGCTTAGTCCTGCCTAACGGTAATTTTTCAGAGTGAAACCGGCGTACAATACGGTTTACACCACCTTCATCGGTAAATTTATTAGTGCCAAGCAGAATTGCTTCAATACGATCCTGTGGCATACGGTCAAGAGTACCTTCTTTAACTCTTGCTTCTAGTTCAGCAGTGCGGTTACTGAGGGTTGTTGGTACTTCACCAAGCTGTTCTTGCAAAAACTGTTGTTGTTCAGGCACTGTGCGATATTGACGTGCGTTTAAGTTTTCTAACTCCATACGTTTAATCGCACCACCAGTTTTAGCGTCAGCTAAAGCTTCAAGTACTTTTTTAGAAGGACTTCCAAACCCTTCAGTAATGGCACTAGCTACGGCTTTTGCTACAGTCATAATTAACGCATTCCTTGACGACCCTGCCAACCTAATTGACCAGCTTTAGAAAGCCCTTGTTGTTCTTTAAAGTACTCTTGAACTTGTTCGTAACCAACTTGTCCAGGTTTAAGTGCTTTAGCTAAAGCTTTATTAGCGTGAGCCCACTGTTTAAATGGGGAGTCTTTGTATTTAGTACGTGCTTCTTTAATTTTAAGTGAACGTTGAGAAGGAGCAGGAACGACTTCTTTTGCAGGCGCAGGTGCCGGATCAAGTCGTGTGTTTGAAGCAGGAGTTTCTGGTTCTGTTTTGGAAACAGGGGTAACAGGTGCTGCTGCTTTAGGTGGTTTAGATGTTTCTGCTTTAGGTGTAGCTGTTTTAGTAGGTTTGGAAGGAATACGAACAAAACGTCCTTCAACCATGTTTCCAATTAATTTACCTTTTTCAAAAACTTGATTACCTGAATAGGTATAGTCACTTCCTTTACCTTCTCCCAATTTTTTTGCGTTTTGTTGAGCTAATGCTTTACGGCCTCTAGCTTCAATTACACGCCGAGCTGAGGCAATTTGTTCTGGAGTATACCCTTTTTCAGGTTTAACATTAAGCGGATGGTTAGCATTAATAAAAAATCTAGCTGATCCAGCTCTTTGTTTTAGCAATTTCTGTAATGCAGCATTACCGCCGCCTGCTTTAAAAGCGTCCATTAGTTAATATGCGATAAAATAATGTGTTCACGAAGTCTGTTGACTCCAAATTCTGTCCTCATCCATCCCTGCCATTCATCACTACCTTTTCTTTGATTGCAACAGGTACAAGCTGGTACGATGTTGCTCGTAATCGTTTCCCCGCCAAGAGAGCGAGGCTTAACGTGATCAAGAGTAAGTTCATGTAATTCATAAGATTTTCCACAATAAACACATGTACAGTCAAAAAGTTCCTTCACGGCTTTACGCCACAGACGGGTTGCTTCAGAGCTAGTCATGGTTAACAAGTTGTGTAAATAGTGATCAGGGGTTGGCAGAAGTGGGGTCATTGACGTTTTGCTCCACCTCTAGCACGATTAATTTT